AACACCAAAGTATTATATCACAATCAAATCCTTACTAAACTTAAAGCAGTAATTCAATTATTAAATGATGATCAGGACACCCGTAAAGCAGTTATCAATATATACGGAGACTTGGACGGTGATCACTATCATGGTGATGCTCGTATTCCTTGCTCTATGTACTATGATTTTCTTATTCGAGAAAACTCAAAAGGTCAAAAACAACTTAATATCTGTTATCACCAAAGATCGGCAGATTTTTTAGCCCATTTGGGAGATGATATCTATCTAGCTTGGAGATTAATGGAATATGTAGCAGAGAAGGTTGGGGTATTACCGGGATATTTATATCACACAATCGATTCACTTCATGCTTATAGAAAAGATTGGGATCTACTAAACTCTAATATAGAAGACATCTTCGAATAAGTAATACCAGGAGCTATCTTAATATAGGTAGCTCCTTTTATAATGTATAAGCGTATGGAAACAAGGTATAAAATATTAAAAACTCACAAGGAGGTTAGGAAACTAATCGAATGTTGCAAGTATACTAAGTACTGCTGCTACGATTTCGAGACCGACGCTTCCCCTATCTATAACCAGACATTTAAACCAACTATTCTATCAGTTAGTTATATGCCTGGTTTTGGTTGTTCTATTCCTCTGGATCATCCAGAAACGGAAGCCTATTGCGAACCAGGATGGAACTGGTTAAAAGAACTCAAATATCTCGGTAAACATCTTATCGAAAATCCAAGTATCATCAAGGTAGGTTGGAACCTTAAATTCGATAATCAGATTATGGAGAAGTATAACATCTACTATCGGGGAGTTGCTATAGATGGTATGCTTGCAAAATATGTTCTAGATGAACAACGTCCCAATGGTCTGAAGGATATGGTTCGTAGATTCCTTCCAGAATACGGAGATTATGAGAAGCAAGATAAATTCGATAAGATTCCCTGGGATCAGAAGCCACTCGAAGAACTCTGTAGGTATGGATGTCAGGACACGGATTACACTCTGAGATTATCAATCTTCTTTGAGAAAAAGTTAATCGATAAAGGTTTGTATAAGTACTACAGAAACTTTACAATGGCTTGCTCAAGAGTAGTAACTTCTCTAGAGAAAAATGGTTTGTATATGGATAAAGGATTCAACCAAGAATTACTCGAAACTTATAAACCAAAGATTGACCAAGCCAATGAAATTATCTACTCGCTACCTAAAGTAAAAAAATTCCAAAAGAAACTTCAGGAGGGTAGAGTACAAGCTTATATAAATGCTCTAGAAGAGGAATTAGAACAACTCGATGAGAATAATCCAAAAGATGCAAGGAAAATCTCTAGCAGACAACAGAAAATATCTAATATAAAAGCAGGTATATTCACAACTCAAAAGGAAAAGGATTTAGTAAGACCACTGAACTTGGGGTCTAATCTGGAATTACCAAAGCTTTTGTATTCAGAGGAAGGGTTCAACTTTGAGGTAATCAAGCAATCAGATACAGGCAAACCCTCGACAGATGAAGAGACATTAGTTAAGCTAAGATTAACGGTAAAGAATCCAGAATCTCCAAAAGCAATCTTCTTGGATAAATTATTGGAATTAAGAGGGCTTCAAAAGATGTATACAACTTATATCGAAGGTTGGCACGAAAAAGTCCAAGATGATAGTTGCTTACATGGTAAATATAATATACACGGTACTGACTCCCAGCGCTGGTCCTCAGCTGATCCCAATTTACAACAGGTCCCCAAGACCTCAGTAGATCCTAACATAAAGAAGCAACTTGTAGCTAAACCCAATAAATTATATTTGGTTTGCGATTATAGCCAATGTATAGATGGAGAATCATTTATTTTTACAACTGAGGGTATAAAGAGGTTAAAGGATATAAAACCAGGTATTGATAAAATATATTTAACTGACCCTTATGGGCAACATAATGCTAAACCTTTTAATATAAATGTACTAGCTAATAAGGGTAAAGCTAAATGTATTAAGATCACCACGAATACAGGTAGGGAGTTAATATTAACCGAAGAACATCCCGTAAAGTCTAAAGATGGATATACTTTAGCAAAAGATCTAGTACCAGGATCTTCCCTCTATATAGAATCATTTAGAGAATCTAAAGGTTGTGGATCCATTCATATAGATTCCGATGAAGCTTATATTGCAGGATTATTTTATGGGGATGGATTTTATCCTTTAACTTCATGTAATAAGCGAACTAGCAAAGATCGTAGTATATCCTTTTCAACTGGTACCGATAGAGAAGAGTTAAGACCTATACTTGAGAATTATTTTAAATGTAAGTTTAATGACCCATTACGTAAAACTAGAGCAATCCGAGGTTACAGCGATGTAGTAAAGGAGTTTGAAAGGAAATACCCTAAATTTGATTCACATAAGATGTATCTTCCAGATATAATATTAAGAGCAGATTGGAAATCCAAAATGAATTTTATTGCGGGTCAGGTTGATTCGGATGGTAGTATAGGTAGTGGAAGATTTCGATATACCTCGGTATGTAAAGAATATATCTCTCAACTTCAAGTATTATTTCAATCAGTAGGTTTTCATGGTATAATACGAAGATCCATTACTAAGTTAAATGGTAAAGAATTTCCAGCATATCATTTAATTGTACAATCTACAAAAGCTCTCAAGAGATTAAAGAAATACCTTCGATTAAAACGTAAGGTTAGAGATTGTGAGGAATGTATAGAGTATAAGGTAGGAGCTAGACCAGCAAATTTAGCTTCTCACTGTCCAACTCAAAGAATACCTTTGGAGATTTATCAAGATTTACCCAGAACTGAAGAGTTTTATAAAACTTATAGAAATTCACTACGAAAGAGTAGAATGATTAACTCTACACTTAAGCCCTATTTAAAAGACCTCGTAAAGTTAGATCAGAAATGGTTAGAGGTTTATAAATATAAATATGAATTAGTAGAGAGTATAGAAGAAGTAGGAGAAAGGGAAGTATATGATATGGAAGTAGATACTGTCCATGAATTTAGTCCAAATGGTATACGAGTTCATAATTGCGAGCTGAGAGTCATGGCGCATTTAGCAAATGATCAAACTTATTTACAGGCATTTGCAAAGGGTGCCGATCCCCACTTAGCTATTGCTGCTAAAAAATATGGAGTACCAATAGAAGAAGCAACTAAGATATATGAGGACGAAGATCATCCAGATCATAAGTTATGGAAGAACAGAAGAAAACAAGCTAAACAAATTGCTTTCGGTTTGATCTATGGTATTGGTCCATCTCTTTTAGCAGTAAAGTTATCAGATCCAAAATCTGGTTTAGTAGTAACAAAGGAAGAAGCAAAGAAACAAATGGATGAATTCTTCGAGGAACACCCTAATCTGCTCAAGTTTAAGACTAAGCAAGAGAGATTCCTTAAGAAACATGGGTATCTAGTATCTCTATTTGGAGCTAAAAGAAGACTCCCTGAAATCTTCTCAGGAGATAGAGAGCAGGAAGCTTATGCTATTAGATTAAGCTTGAATTTCCCAGTACAATCCGCAGCAGCTTGTATGACTGCTTTTGGATCTGTACTAATCTATTGGGGTATGAGACAAGGTAAATTCCCATGGATGGAGGAAGTAGCTACGGTTCACGATGCTCTATATTGGAATACTGAACCAGAAAATATAAATACCTGGATCCTTCATAGTTTCTGGGATATTCTTCGTAATCCGCAAACCAAGAAGTATTTTGGATTTAGTATCGATGATGTAGATATGGATATGGACTTCTCTATTGGTAGATCCATGGCAGAAGAACTACCTTTTATTCCTGGGTATGATTATAATAAAATGTTACAACCTGATTTCAGTGTAGAGGAATATATGAAAGAGCATGAGAAATATAAGCATATCTCCATCAAGGAATATCCACAATATTTCAAGAAGGAGATGAAGCAGTACGAACAAGAGTTTCTTAACAAAATTCATTAAGATATGATAAGGATATTAGCTTATAAGTACGTTACAACCTGTTTCAGATGCGGTTGTAAGTTTGAATTTGATGATTATGACCTACATCCTGTTAAGGATAACTACCCAAAGGACCCAAAGGGTTATATAGAACACCGAAGGATGATAAAGTGCCCCAACTGTGGACAAAGGATTTTAGAAGATGAAGCCAAGATAAATCCCAACTCTAGGATGACTACAGAAAGTCTAGAATCTCATAACTAAATTTAAATGATTATGAACGCAGTAGATCCAGTATTACAGCAAATTGTTAATCGAAGAATTAACATTGCCTACATTCTTGCAGGTTGCTTTTCCTTAGCATGCGAGGATATGTTTAATGGTTTAGAAGAGGTTAAATCAGATTTGAACCAAGAGAACAAGAAGTTAGTAAAAGAACTAATGAACACATCCAAAAGAGTTCAGTATCTAGTTAATAGGTTGGATGAAAATTCAATTCTCAAAAAGGATATCACTGAGGATACTCTCTACCTTCATGATGATGCAGTATTTAAGTATTATGCCACCCTGATAAAGATTATTCAAATCTCGGGATCAGATTACCTTACTCCAGTTAGATTAACCAAGGTATATGACATACTTTGTACAATGAGGGATAAGATTAATATGGGTAAATCCCAAAACTTAGAGCACATGGCTTTTAAGAGAACCCGATTGGATATCCTCCAGGGTAAGTATAAGAAAGAAGAAGTTAGAACATGTATAGAAATGATAGATTACGATGAATATAAGTCTAAAACCCTTGAAAGTAAAGCTTGATGGTCAAACATTTACGATAGATGTTTCAAAAGAATTATCCATCAATGAAAATCTGATCAATTCTCAGCTTCGGGAATCTCCCTCTAGTTATTATATTCTTTGCAGAGTTAGAGATAAATATATTAGATTGAGAGATGCTCTAGAAAGAGAAAAGGATGAAGCCTACAGCAAAGCTTGGACATTCCTGAAAGATAACAACGAGCGATGGAATAATGATTATGTATCTAACAAAGCTAACACCAATAATAAATACGCTTCTCTATATCAGAAGTATTTAAAAGCTTGTGATAAAGCTAACCTATTTATTTCAATATGTAAAGCTTATGAAGACAGGTCCAATATCCTTCGTACTTTGAATGCCAATCTTCGGAAGTCTATATAGATACTATAAGTATATGCAAATTTTAAAACCATTATAACAATGATTAAATTACACTACATTTCAACAGCTGAGGCTCTTAGAATGGCTAACTACCTCAGTAACGTAGCTATGCCCTCAGTAGGTAAGCTACTAGTATTTAGCCCAGGTGAAAATGAGGAGAAACTCGCAAGTGGATTATATATCCCAAGCACAGCAAAAGAGGATAGACCTCGTAAGGGAGTTGTTATCCTTCGTCACTCAGGTTTAAAAAAGGATCCAGATCTGAAAAACCTCACTACAGAAGGTCTTATCATTACTTACGGTTTATATGCTGGTAAGGTGGTAGAATTCGATGATGAGATCTTTTCGGAAGATCTCAAGGAGATTATTAAAAAGGGTAAGTTCACTATCCTCGATTCAACCGAGGTATTAATGGCAGAGTCTAATCAATAAATTTATTATACAATGGAAAAGAAAAAGAACCTTTCAACTGGAGGAACTAGTACCAGAGACAAAATGATCGCTAGAAAGAAACAGTTAGAATCAAAGGGAGGTGGAAGTGGATTCATTTTCCCCAAAGAGGGAACTTTACGTATGCGTATTAAATCACCGGGAGATGACAAGGAGCTTGGTATGGAACTGATCACCTTCTACCTTGGTCCTGAGTTTGGTTCAATTGTATCTCCGGCTACATTCGATGAACCTTGCCCTTTCATGGAGAAGTACAAGGAACTCAAGGATTCACCTGATCCGGCAGATAAGGAGCTGGCAAAAGAAAAACTCATACCGAAGAGAAAATACGTAGTAGGCGGAGTTATCTACACGGATGATAAGGGTAAGACACTTGATTATGGAGGTGAAGATCGAGCAGTACAAATCCCTCGTTCAGTATATCAAGATATTATCGACCTCTACCTCGATGATGATGAGGCGGGAGATATGACTGATCCAAAGAATGGATATGATATTAAGATTATTCGTACTGGATCTGGTAAGATGGATACAACTTATTCAGCAAGATCTTGCAAACCTACAGAATTGGATAAGAATCACAGAGGAGATGTTGATCTGGAAGGTATGGTAAGAGCTCAGATTAAGTCATATGATGAACTGGAACAAATCCTTAATAAGTTCCTCAATGAATCAAACGAGGAAGAGGAAGAAGAGGATGAGGCACCAAAGAAAAAGAAAAAAGATAAGGGTATTCACAAGGACCACTACATGGAAGATGAGAAGCCCAAGAAAAAGAAAAAGTATAAGTCGGATATTTAATCTCAGTTATATTTAGGTTTGGTTGGGTGAGGGAGTTACTTTAAGTTACTAAGTTTCTCCCTCATTTTAGTTTAATCATCAATGTATCAAGTAATATGGCAAAATTTGATAATATTCCTGAACATCCAGGGTACTACATTTCAAGAACTGGAAAGCTATATTCTAGAGTTAATCCCAGAAATCACAAACTTGGAGATACTTATTTTAGAAGGACAAGGCAGTATTCGCTATCTAATGGTAAATATGTTAAATATTATAGGGTAGAAATCCAGAAAGTAAAGTATTATGTACATCGTTTAGTTGCTATGGCATGGATACCCAACCCCAATAACTATCCCTGTGTTGGACATAAAGATAATAACCCCTTTAATAATCGTGTATCAAACTTATACTGGTGTACCCAATATCAAAATATGCAGCAAATGGTACGTGATGGGAGGTCTAAGAGGGGTAGTAATAATCCGGCTTGGGTTGATAGGGATTTTGAAATGATAGGAGAATTATACTCACAAGATGTTGGTATAATTGAAATATCAAAGAAATTAGGTCTTAGTAAACATATTGTACAACGTTCAGTTCAGATTTTATTTACAAAATTATGGCAAGAAAGAAAATAAAAGTACCATCTCTCAGTGAGATGAAGAGAAAATTTCCTGGCTTTAGTATAGCAGGAGAGGATGATGACAGTAAATTACCATGGTTACCTTCAAGATTTTTAGCATTTAACTATATCTTGGGTGGAGGTATACCTTTTGGTAAGATCCTTGAACTATTTGGTACTGAGTCATCGGGAAAAACACTGATGGCTTATGACTTTGCTTATAGTTGTCAATATTTAGGTGGAGTAGTACTATGGGTTGATGCAGAACAATCTTTTACTAATGCTTGGGCAGAAGTAAATGGCCTAGATTTATCAAAGATCGTGGTATATAGGGAGACATCAATAGAAAAGATTTCAGATTGGGTAGCTTCTATGGCATTATATTGGAGAAGTCAATTAGTACATAATGAACCCATATTATTAATCCTAGATTCAGTATCAGCATTAGATACCGAAATGAATATCAATTCTGAAATGAGTAATGCTTCTGCTGATATGGGAAATAGAGCTAAAGCTATCTATAAGTATTTTAGAATTAGGAACGAAATGCTTTACTCATTGGGTATAACTCAAATTTATATCAATCAGTTAAGAACTAATCTTAAAGCTGGTATGTTTGAGAATCCAGATACCACTCCTGGTGGAGCAGCTCTTAAATTTTATGCTTCACAGAGGATTGGTTTATATGGTGGGAAAACTCTTACAAAGAAGATTAAAGGTAAAGAGAGAAAGATAGGTAAAGTAACCTCAATTAGAACAATGAAAAATAAAGTAGCACCTCCACGGGGTACTATAAAGGCTTCCCCTTTATATAATAACCCAAAGTATCACGAAGTGGGTTTTGATAAGATCTATTGGTTGAATGAGATTCTATTAGAGGAGGAAATTATAGAGAAAACTAATGGAGGAGTATATAAACTTAATGGAGAAGTATTATGCCGCGGAGAAGAAAAATTCTTAGAATTATTAGCCGGTAATGATGAGTTACGTAGAAAGCTTTTAAAGAAAGCCAGTATAAATACTTTGGGTACCACTAAGAAGAAGTTAGAAAAATTAGTAGAAACTAATCTGTTCCCAGTAGATGAAGCTACTGATACAGAAGATTTTGAAGAGGAGGAAGAAGATGAATAAGATAAGTCAAGTAGGAGGATCCCATTACGGGATCCTTTCAATTCAGCCAGTAGAAATGATCGCTAAGTATGGTTTGAACTGGTTCCAGGGAGAGGTACTCAAATATATTTCAAGATACCCGAATAAGAATGGAAAACAGGACTTGCTTAAAGCAAAGTCAATCCTTGAAATGGCAATAGATCAGGAGATGTTAGAGATCGCCAGATATGATTTATTCGATCCCTATGAACTCCTGAGAAGCCCGCTATTGGATTATATCCATCAGTTCTATGTACAGGAAGGTTTCTTCAGAGAGCCCAACACTTCAAAGGTATACTTTTACGATATCATCATTAACCTCTTTCAAGGTAAGTATAGAAAAGCTTTAATGGAAATGGAATTATTTATATATTCAGAATATGGAGACGAAGAATAAACCTTTAGTACTGTTGGTGGATGGCGAGAATATCTTGCATCAATCTTTCCATAAATTCGAAAATCTTAAGTCCACTGATGGCAAACCATCGGGAGCCATCTTTGGATTCTTTAAATCGCTTCATATGTATCTCACAAGGTTCGAACCGAATGAAGTATATATCACTTTTGATAATGGTCACTCTCCTTTCAGAGATAAATTAAATCGAGATTATAAAGCTCACAGAAAAGATTTATCCTATGACAGGGAATCATTAATCAAGCAAAAGGGTATGATCTTAAAGATCCTGGGTATGCTAAGAGTTAATTATGTATTCGATATAAATAAGATCACCCATTATGAAGGTGATGATTTCTTAGCAAAACTGGCAATTGATAATAACATGAAAGGAAACAGGGTACTCCTTGTATCATCAGATAAAGACTTCAATCAATTACTTGATTGTAAAAACGTAAAGATTTACAACCCAAGAAAAGAGGGGTACGTAACAGCTAAAAATTGCAAAGAACTCTTTGGTTATACCCCAAAGGAAACGGTAGCATATCTTTCAATGGTTGGAGATAAATCCGATGATATCCCAGGGATTAAGGGCATTGGTCCTGTAAAAGCAAGGAAGATCCTTGATGAGAATCCAGATTTTTGGGGGTATGCAAAGACTCTTCCAGAGGATCAACAGAAGATTTTGGATAGGAATAAGAAGCTGATAGATCTTAGATACTTCTTAAAGAGATTTAGAATTGACGTAATAACCATCCGAGGAGGACATGGTAAGGGGATGAAGTTAAAATCATTCAAAGAAGTATGTATCGAATACAGTTTCAACTCATTTCTAACTAATGAATTTATGAAACCCTTTAAATTATTGAATCATGAAATACAGTAGAATCATGTTAGCTGGTCCATCCGGCTATGGTAAGTCAACTTTAGCAGAGTGGATATCCTCGGAATGGAGTATCCCCTTTTTATCTGGTTCAGTATCCGATTTAATCCCTCAAACCAGGGAGATGTTACATCAGGATATGTTGGCAAGAGACTCTAAGGAATTGTATATGGAAGATTTCCAGATATTAAACCTTAGAAACAAGCTTTTCAAGGACAAGGAAGAATTTGTATCAGACCGAAGTTATCTCGATTCAGCTTCATACTTCCTGTATAAGCAAGCTGATAAGGTTCCTAAATGCGAAGTAGAACACTTCTTCGATATGAGTTCAATGTTATTAGCTCAACAATGCGATCTTCTGATCCTTTTGGACTTTGTACCTGATTTATTAAATGATTGGGTAACCGAGGATAATAATAAAAGAATCACCAGTAACTATTTCCAGATAGAGATCTCGGGGATTATGGAAACTTCACTCAAACTGATGAAGTACAGGACAGTCAACGTAATGGAATATGTTACAAGAGGAGATCTTCTTGATAGCTTATTTGGTAAACATGAGATTCTAACATACGGAGCTGAAACTGGGGTAATAGAATCCATCTATGGTAATACAGATGTATTAATCATAAGAGAGCCAAACTTTAGGATCAGAAAAGAAATCATTAAAAGTATCATTCAATGAGTAAAACAGTAGCCATAGTATTTTCGGACTTGCATATTAATTTATGGTCCAAGTTCAATGATGGCAATAAAAGAACCCTGAATAATTTTGGGGTTCTTTTTCGTATTGCCCAGTTATGTAAAGAGAACGATTGTCCAGCTTTATTCTGTGGAGATATGTTTCACAAACCCGAGAGTATGGACCAGGATTTAGCTATCATGGTAAAGAACCAATTTAGTGAATTATATAAAGAGTACCCCAACTTTAAATGCTATTGTATTGAGGGCAATCATTGTATAAAACACATAAACAGGGTGGATAAGTTACAAGAGGGGTGGATATCATTCTTTTCTGATGGTATTCATTTAATTGTATTAACACCTAATACTCCATATATCACTTTACCATGTATCAATGAAACAATCCATGTATATGGTATACCTTACATCGATCACAATATTGGTTTAAATGAGACTGTTAAGAATTTCTACCTTAAGAAGGACGCTAAAAATATTCTTTTACTTCATACAGACTACCCAGGAGCTAAAGATACTGATGGTAGAGAGGTAGATTCTGCAGAAAATCTAAATCTGAACACTTTAAGCAGATTTGATTTAGTATTATGTGGTCATATTCACAAACCTCAGAGACTTTCAAAGAAGGTTTATATGGTTGGAGCTCCCCTACAACAAAGAAGAACGGATGCCAAATGTAAATTAGGGTATTGGGAATTACATGATGATCTTTCGATGCACTTTAAGGAATTAAAAGGCTATCCGAAATTTATAGACGTTGAATCCGATGAGGAAATTAAAGATGATGGCAATTATTACACTGTAATACCTAAGAAAGCTAGAGTAGAGGTTAATAACGAACATAAAATTACTAAGCAACTTAGTAAGAAGTCTCTAGCAAGACGTTATATGAAGGAAAAAGGAATAAAAGACAAGGAAAAGAAAGACTTATTAATTAACATTCTAAACAAAGCTGAATCATGTTAAAGTTATTAAGAATGTACGTAGAGGGGTTTTGCTCAATAAGTAGTTTATCCCTAAATTTCGATCAGAATCAGATCATTTGGATCAAAGCACACAATGGGTCTGGGAAGAGTTCCATCTTCTCAGCCCTGGTATGGTGTCTATACGGAAAAACAATAAAGGGTGTATCCGATGTACAAACTTGGAAAGAGTACCAACCCAAAGATTATACAGGAGCAATGGTAACTGTATCTTTTCAACATAATGAGTCAATCTACCAGGTTATTAGATGCCAGAAATATGAAAAGGTACTAGAGGATGGCTCAAAAGGTAAAGATAGGCTGATTTTAATGAAGGATGCCGAGTTATTGGATATTAAATCGAAACCAGCTCTCCAACAGAAAATCGTAGAAGTACTGGGATTATCCCAGGCACTGTTTACAAATTCAATCATGTTTGGTCAGGGAATCAATAGAATCATCCAGGAATCAAATGCTGATAAGAAGAAGCTATTTGAGGAGATATTCGATTTAAATTATCTGAATATAGCAAAGGGAATAGCTATGGAGGATAAAAGTCATATCCTTTCAAAGGTAAATCAACTAGAAGCTGAGTCTGCAGCTTTAAAAAGAGAGCTGGATATTAATATTCAGACGTATAGAGATCTGAAGGATAAGGAATCTAAATTCGCTAACCAAGTTAAGGCTGAAAGAAGAGAACTTAAGGAAACCAGGGCACGTATACTTACAAGAAAATCCGAAATAGAAAAGAAAATAGGTGAATCCATGGATCCCCAAATCAAGGAAACCATGGACCATATTAATAAACTTAAGTCCAACTATCAGAAAGCTAAGTCTGTAAGTAATATACCAATAAGAGAATTTATCGAACACGTGTACGATATGATCCAAAATAAGAAATACCAGAAAGCTTCTAAGGAACTTCTGAAGTTGAAGGATTCATTCGAAGTAATGGATAGTACACAGGATGATATTGATAAGTACCGAGATAAGTTGGATAAACTCGAGGATAAGCAATCAGAGTTCAAGAAGTATCAAAGGGATCTGATGGATATAGATGACGATCTAGATGATATTAATAAGCAACTAAAGAAACTGAAGGAAAATAAACTTAAGATTCTTAGTCCCGAATATAAGGAGTCTATTAAAGAAGTTAGAGCTAAGTTAAGGAAAATCGATGAAGATTACCATAATAAGGAATTAGAGCTAGCTAATTACAACTGGTTAATCGAGGATCCTCTTGGTAATAATGGTATAAAAGCTTACTTATTCGACAGTAGCTTGGATATGCTCAATAGGGAACTTGCAAGATATGCTGATGTACTTGGCTTTAGGATAGCATTCGAGATGGACTTATCCTCAACAAGAAAAGAATTCGTTACATCAATCGAGAGAGATGGCCATATTATTGATTACGATGAATTATCTGGTGGAGAAAAGACCTTGGTAGATCTGTCAATGGCTTTCGCAATGAATCAGGCTTTAACAGCTTCTAAGGGAATTAATATTGCTTTCATGGATGAGCTATTTGAATCATTAAGCTCAGATAATATCGAATTAGTAATCCAACTCATCAAAGAAATCTATAGTAATAGAACATTATTCCTAATCTCCCATCACGACAGCCTCCCATTTTCTAACGTAAAGATTATGGAAGTTGAGAAACGCAAGGGTTTATCCTTTTACCAGGAACTATAAGCTATTGTACAAGACAATAACTTAAATTTTCTAGGATATATGGTAAACAGTAAACGTAAGGGTAACCGATTTGAGTTATCTATCTCTAAGTGGTTCACTAAATGGACCGGATATAAATTTCAGAGAACTCCCTATTCTGGGGCCAACCACTTTAACAAGGAGTTGGCCTCAGATATTATGTGTTCAGATCCTAAACACCAACATCGATGCCGGATTTCCATTGAGTGTAAATCTTATAAGGATATCAAGTTCGAACACGTAATTCTCGGAAATAAAGGTAGTGAAGTTAATAAGTTCTGGGAACAGGCTTCCAGGGATGCTAAACGATCTGGTAAAGTTCCTATCCTCTGTATGAGATACAATGCTATGCCTCGGGAAGAGTTCTTCTTTGTAATCTCAGCAAGTATGGCTCCGGCCTTCTGGAAGATTATTCACCTCCCTTATATTACACTAAGTATTCCTGGAGAGGTTTTAATGGTATTCTTGGCAAGTAACGTAATAAAAAACGTATCTTATCAAGAAGTTCACAAGTTAGCTAAAGAGTTACTATGAAAAAGACGGTGTATTGCATATTCTACCTTGAAAGGGAGTACTACCAAAGCATTAATAAAGAGCTAAAAGAGTTTGGGTATGGTGGCGAAATCAAAGCTATCATACCCACTGTGCGTATATTAAAGCGGTGTACTCATGGAAAGGAAATTTATGAGGAGGTACCAATCCTATTTAATTATGGGTTCATGAGAATGCCTATAGATAAAGCCTTCTCAAGGGACTTCCTAAATGATGTTAAAAAACATATTACAGGAGTTAGAGGTTGGTTAAGATCAACCGACCCTCTTTTCAAAAGGAAAAAGAAAAGAAGAGTAGACAATATGGATATCTTCGACGATTTCTCTAAAGTAGCAATGGCTACCAAGAGGGAGGTAAGAAGGTTCCAAAGAATGGGAAGAGAAAACAAGAGATTCGCAGTACAGGACCTGATTAATATCAAGGTAGGAGATTACTTAGTTCTAAAGGGATATCCCTATGATGGTTTGGAAGCTACAGTATTGGAGGTAAATAATAATCTGAAACGTATTAAGTTAAGATTATATCCCACTATGGGAACCATGGAAGTAACTGTACCCTTCGATCAGGTAGTAGATTCTATTTACTCTCATTATGATCCAGAAAGATTAAGTGTAGTCGAGGATGATATAGATATGAATACCATAACCGAGGAAGCAATTACAAGAGTATTAGACTTAAAACAAAGATAATTATGACAGAAGCTCAGAGTAAGGCATGGAACTGCCTAAGAGAAGATGAAAAGCAAAGCTTATTCCTTCAGATGTCAAGTGGTAAGTCAACCTGGGAAGCAGGTACTATCATGGGTAGGTCACATTATAAGTATATTGAGATCCGAGAAAGATCCCAGAAGTTCTTCAAGATGTTCACAGAATTTTTTGAGAAACATGAATCGATCTTCAGACCTGGTTGCCCTTGCTCTCAATTATTCAGGGATTATATTGAAGCAGTAATTGAGAGAAGAGTTACCAGGAGACAGGCAATCGTTAAAACTGGTAGCTCGGTACATGTAGCTTTCAAAAACATTCGTACTCCAATGCTGGAACTGAATATAAATAAGTTACGAATATCGGAGGATCCCTGGGACATAGACACAATGAACCTAATAGTTGAATTTGATAGATGGAATAACTTCAGAGTCTTACCTAAGAGGATGCAAGCTCCTTCTGCATATCGCAGAAGGTCTAATGGTAAATATAAACTGTATTTAAGTTATATGCTTGACAGATTCCCTAAATGGCTCCAAAGGAAGATCCAGGAAAGGTTTAAAGCTCCAAGAAGTAAATCAGTATATTATATTGCTATATTCTCAAAGGAGAAATTCAAGGATAACTTCGGATATAAGGTATTAGCTATTCAAAAAACAGAAGAAGCTATACGGGAGATGTCCAGATTTATGATATACGTATTCGATGACAAGGAATTAGCCGATAGTTTTGGATTCCTTGTTTCTCAGTTTAGGGACAGAACTTGCAATATTAAAACTGGGCAATACTTCTGGAGAGAATATAGGGAAGTCATAGAAAAAGCAATCAATTACAACATGGTTAGTAATATAAGCTTTAACTTAAAAACTCTTGATGAAGCTTATAAAAAGCCAAAACGACAGAGGAAATCACAAAACGAAGACGGTGTAAAGGGACAGGAAAGATTACAAGAGGACGTCATCTATCAGTAAGCTCCTACATCCGTCCTCAGCTATTTGAAAATAAATTATTATTTTTATTGCAATATAAAATAAATATAGTATATTTGCATAAAATTAAAATTACTTATAACTATGGCACGTAAGAAAGATAAACCCACAAATCCCAAGAAGTCCAGCTACTTGCTCAGTTCTTCAAAGGGAAAGAATTTAAACTACAGGGATCTTAAGAGACAGGCTATCATCCTTGGTATGCCTTTCCCCGATGCCTGTGGTTGCGGTATATTCGGTCTAATTAATTATATCGAACATGCTGATGCTGAACCAGACCCCACATTAATCGATAAATTCGATCAATGGATCTCAAAACAATTTGATGAAACTGGGGTTCCTATGAATGATCCAATCCGAAGCCCAAGACTTAGACTTGGATTCATTGGAGATGAGGTAGATCCAGAAACTGGAGAAGTAATTCAACGACAAAGACGAGTTCCTGGGATCAAGAAACCAAAAAAAGTTAAGCCCAAACGAGAGAAAGACTCATTTGGGCATGTAAAAGGTACAAAGAAACAATACGTATGGGATCTTACCTTAAAAGGGTACTCATTAGAGAGAGTAACTCGAAGGGTACTTAAGAAATTCCCTGAGGCAAACGCTAAATCGATTTCACTTTGGTACAGATCCGCAAAAAGAGATTATAAGAAAAATGGAATCGAGATCAGTATACAGGAATAATCTTATCATATATAAGGACTTATATTATATCTGGACTTACCCCCCTCCTGATATGTATAAGTCCTTCTATACTATTTCTGAGAAATACCTGTATCGAAAACATATATGCGGGGTAGGCTTCTATTCCAGGTACCATGCTAGACATATAGTATGGTTAACACTTGGAGAAAAGGCTTTACTCCACATTCATATTATCAGAGGAGATAAACTAATCAAAGAAGGTATAACTGAAATTCCTAAAGAAAACTCGGATCGTATTTTCGTAAAAGATCCTCATACCAGAGATGGTAGTAGGAAAGTTAAAAGATGGCACTACCCTCCTGAATTTAGGTATGATAAACATCGAAGGAGGCACTTCATATTATATCTAGTAAGGGCTGCCGAGGAAAGAGGTCCATTAGCTTTCGATAGGAAGTATAAAAAATATTTCAATGGATATAGAATCAGTATTCCGTACCTCACATACCGTAGAAAGAGAAACAAAATATTTATGGCTTTCCTACGGGAATTACGAAAGGCTTACGGACTCCCAGAAGAAGGTATTCAATATGACCAAGAGCTCTTACGAGCCTATCGTAAACAAGCTCGTTCTTTTAATGGCTCGGAGAACAAAGGACCTAAAGAAGAGTTACTGGCGAAAAGCTCAAAAACTCATAAAACTAGGAATACTATCTAAATACGATAGTTGCATTTCATATCGAGAAGATAGACTCATTAAGGAATTAACCTTCTTAGGATGGGTTCCAGAGAATCAACTCCGTATGAGATCTAAATATGGATATTTTAAAGTAAACCGAAAACTTAATGGTATAATATACGTATATCCAGT